TCATTAGGCGGATCTTTAAGCGCCGCATTATCAATAGTAGATTCAATAAAATTATCAAGAACGCCAGTTTGTACCATTAATCGCGGAAATGTTTGTAAAGAGAGCTTTTATATCTTTTTAGCGGGAATGCGTAGATATTCTTACCCTCGTTCAAGTTTCTATTTTGAAAAGGGTTTAAAGCCATTTAATATAAATGACTCTATTGATGATAACTATAATGCTTATTGTGATACTATTGCCGCAGAATTAAAATCTATGATCCTAGAGAATACTAAGATTTCAGAATCTGAATATGAAAAGCGTAATGGTTGGTGGATTACCGCAGAAAAATCTTATGAACTAAAGATAAGTCATGAAGTATTAAGATCAAAATTTTTATAGTTTTGGTCAATTAAGATTAAAGTTGACACTGTAAAAAAATTTTGATATAATAATTATATGAAAAAAAGAAATAATAAATAAAGAAAAGGAGAAATTATATGAGAAAAGCAATTAATACTGAAAAAATAGAAGGATATGTATATCAACATAATTTATCAATTAAGACAGTTCAAAATCAAGCTTCTTCAAATTATGGTAAGAATTTTATTTCTGGTAATTTAGAAGTTGCAGTAGATGAAGCAGGACTAAACGTTATCCCAGTTCATTTTACTTATGTAACTGAAGAAAATGCATCAGGAAATAAAAACATTACTTATGAAAATTTAAAGAGAATTATCGAAGATAATAAAACTTGGATTTCTGTTGGAAAGGACGCTGCACAAAAGGTAAGAATCAATACAGCTATAGCCTTAAATGATTTCTATAATAGAAATGATGAATTAGTTTCTACTAAGACTAATGAAGGCGGATTTGTTACTTTAGTTACTGAATTAGGTAAAGAAGATGAAAGAAATCTATTTACAGCTGATATGGTTGTTACAAGTGTAAGAACAGTAGAAGCAGATCCAGAAAAAAATATAGATAAAGATTATGATATTATAAAAGGAGCTATCTTCAATTTTAGAAATGATTTATTACCTGTAGAATTTACAGTTAAAGATAGCGATGGTATGTCATATTTTGAAGGTTTAGGAGCATCAAATTCAGAGCCTGTTTATACAAAAGTATGGGGTAGAATTGAATGTAGAACAATAGTTAATACAATAACTGAAGAATCTGCATTTGGTGAAGGTTCAGTTAGAACATTTGAAAGAAAAACTAAAGAATGGACTATTACTGGAACAGCAAAAGTACCATATGACTTTGGAGATGAAAGCGTATTAACTCCTGCGGAATTAGCTAAAGCAGCTCAAGATAGAGAGATAATGTTAGCAGATACTAAAAAACGTAGTGAAGAATATCGTGCAGATCATACAGCTTCAGCACCTGCAACTGCTAGTGTTGTTGCAGCACCAGGGGGATTTAACTTTTAGTTAAACCCCTTTCAATTAAAGGAGAATAAAAATGGCAATAGACTTATTAAAAATCACTCCTTACCAAGTTAGTAGGGATCTTAGTGGATATATTACATATATATATGGGCCCGCAAAAGTAGGAAAAACAACTCTTGCTTCGCAAATGCCAAAACCACTTTTATTAGCTTTTGAAGTTGGTTATCATGCCTTGCCAGGGGTTATGGCGCAAGATATTACTTCATGGTCTGAAATAAAACAAGTATTAAGAGAATTAAAAAAACCAGAGGTTAAAGAAATGTTCTCTACAATTTGTATAGACACTGTAGATATTGCGGCAAACCTTTGTGAAAAATATGTTTGTAGTCAAAATGGTGTAGATACTATTAGTCAAATACCTTATGGTCAAGGATGGACATTATTAAAAAAAGAGTTTGAAAGCACTTTCAGAGCAATAACTCAACTCGGATATGCCGTATTTTTCATATCCCATTGTAAAGAAAGTACATTTAAAAGACCAGATGGAACAGAATATTCTTTAATTAGACCTTCTGTAACTAGTACTTATAATAGTATTATAGAAAATATGACTGATATATATGGATACATGCATCCAGTTGTTCAAGACGGTGTTACAAAAGTAAAAATTACTTTACGTTCTGTAGATGGAACTATTTCCGCAGGTGGTCGTTTCAAATACATGGCTGAAGAAATTGATTCAGATTATGATTCTTTAGTTAAAGCCCTTAATGATGCTATTGATAAAGAAGCTCAATTAACTGATAATAAGTTTGTAACAGATGAAAAACATATTACAGTAAAAGAAGAATTAGATTTTGATAAAATATTAGAAGAATTTAATTCAATGGTTAATAAATTAATTGCAGATTCTTCTGAAGAAGACTTTGTAAATATTTGGCAACCTCGTATTATTGAGATTACTGAAAAATACTTAGGTAAAGGTAAAAAGGTAAATCAATGTACTAGAGATCAAGTTGAAATGTTAAGTTTAATTGTATTTGACTTAAAAGATTTGATCGAAAATAATTAAGAGATAAAAGGAGAAAGGAGAGAAGATTATTAATATTTAAAATAATCTTCTCTTTTTGATTTTAATTTAAAAAAATGATATAATATTTATATAGAGGTGATAAATAAATGGCTAAAAAAATTGTAAAATGTAAATTTTGTCAAATGTCTTTTGATAGAAATAGTGAGCCATATGTTTATATAGAAAAATCTCGAAGATATGCTCATCAGAAATGTTATGAAGAGAATCAAGAAACTTATAGTCAAGAGGAATTAGATTATAAAGAGTTAGAAGATTATATAAAAAAACTCTTTAATAAAAATGTAGTTCCCGCAAGAGTAAAGAAACAGATAAAAGACTATAAAGAAGAATATGGATATACTTCTAGTGGAATTTTAAAAACTTTATATTGGTGGTATGAATTAAAAAACAATTCAACAGAGAAAGCTAATGAAGGAATTGGTATAGTTCCCTTCATTTATGATGATGCAAAAGATTATTATTATAGATTATATTTAGCGCAAATAGCTAACAATTTAATTAATGAAAATATACCTAAACCAGTAGTACAAGAAATAGAAATTGGATCACCGCGCGTCCGCACTGACCCTATTAAATTATTTGATTTTGAAGATGAAGATTAGGAAGGTGAATTATGAGCAATAAGTATGTAGATGTTACTTCTATTGTGCAAGTAATAGGTTGCATTTATCAAGATCCAGATCTATTAGATAATGAAGGTTATTTTTTTAATCAAGATGATTTTATTGAAGAATTTCATAAGATAATATTTGGTTCAATATATAATTTACATGCGCTAGGCGCAAAAGCAATAACTATTAATGCAATAGAAGATTATTTAAAAGACAGACCGAAAAGTTTAGCAGTGTATAAAAATAATAAAGGAAATGAATACTTAGAAAAAATATCTAGCAATATTCAACTTTCTACTTTTGATTATTATTATCAAAGAATGAAAAAAATGACATTATTAAGAATGTATAATAATATAGGAATGGATTTATCTTGGCTATATGACCCTGACAATATCTTAGATGTGAAAAAGAAACAAGCTCAAGAAGATTGGCTAGATAATACTTCTCTTGAAAGAATTGCGGAAATCATTGATGATAAGATAGCAAATGTCAAAATGAAATATATTGATGATGCAAACTCAGATTTAATTCAAGCAGGGGAACATTCATTAGAGTTAATTGAAAGTTTAAAAGAGCGCCCAGAAATTGGATATCCAATGTTCGGTCCATTAATTAATACAGTAACAAGAGGAGCGAGATTAAAAAAGTTTTACTTGAGGTCAGCAGCAACAGGCGTAGGTAAAACAAGAGCAATGATAGCTGATGCATGCAACTTCGCTTGTGATGAGTTATATAATTCTGAAACTAAAAAATGGGAATTAAATGGGACAAAAGAACCAACCATATATATAACAACAGAACAAGAAGTAGATGAAATTCAAACAATGATGTTAGCCTTCTTATCTGATGTTAATGAGAATCATATTGTATATAATACATATACGAGTGATGATGAATATGATAGAGTTATTTATGCGGCAAACCTTTTAAAGAAATGTCCAATATATATTAAAAAGTTGCCAGACTTCTCTATGAAAGATATAGAAAATATAATTAAATTCAGTATTAGAGAATGGGGCGTCCGCTATGTTTGCTTTGATTACTTGCATACAAGTATGAAAATATTAAGTGAAGTTACTTCTAGAACTGGAATTAAGGGTTTAAGAGAAGACAATGTATTATTTATGATTTCTATTAAATTAAAAGAAATATGTAATGAATATGGTGTATTTATTATAACATCAACTCAATTAAATGCAGATTATATTACCGCACAGCAATATGACCAAAATTTATTAAGAGGAGCTAAATCAATAGCAGATAAAATAGATTTAGGTATGATTATGTTACAGACGAGCCAAGAAGATAAAGAGGCGCTTAGAGAGATAGTTATGAAGGGCGGATTTGAAGAACCAATAATAAAAATTTCTATATATAAAAATCGTAGAGGTCAATATAAAGATATATTATTATGGTGCAAAGCAAATAGAGCAACTTGTAGAATTATTCCTATGTTTGCTACTGACTATCAGTATAAATTAGTTGATATACCTGATTTAAAAATTAATGTAAATCCAAAAATACAAGCGTCCGCTTTTTAATCTGGAATGGAGGGAACAATAGATGAAATTAAAAGAGTTATCTGAAAAAATTAAAAATGATTTAGATATTAATCAAGTGTTTGATCTATTGTTCTCTTTTGGCGGCGATCCAGTTATTCAAAATAATATGATAATATCAAGAACAATATGTCACGGTGGAGACTCTCATAAATTATATTATTATGATAACAGCAAACTTTTCAAATGCTATACTGCTTGTTCATCTAGCTACGATATTTTTGAATTAATCATTAAAATTAAGAAAGTAAATGGTGTAGAAATTTCATTGCCGCAAGCTGTTAATTTTATAATTAATTATTATGGTTTAACAATAGAAAATGAAAATTTTCAACAAGAACGAGAAGAACTTCAAGACTGGAAAATTTTAAATAAATATGAGAAAAATAACTTAGATAAAAAAGAAGAAAAAATTGTAGAGTTCAAATTTTATGATAAAAAAATTCTAGAGCATCTTCCGCATCCGCATATAATTCCGTGGGAGCGAGAAGGAATTAATAGAACTGTTATGGAGTATGATGGGATATGCTATGACCCTTCTAACCAAGGTATAGTGATTCCGCATTATAATATAGATGGAAAATTAATTGGGATAAGAGAAAGAACATTAATAAAAGAAAATGAAGATAGCGGAAAATATAAACCCGCAATATTAAATTATAAAATGTATAATCATAGTTTAGGTTTTAATTTATATAATCTTAACAATAGCAAAAATATAATAAAAAAGATAAAGAAAGTTATTGTATTTGAGGGCGAGAAGAGTGCGCTCCTATACCAGAGTTATTTTGGAATAGATAATGACATATCAGTCGCGGTATGCGGTAGCAATTTAACTAATTATCAAGTTGATCTACTATTGTCATTAGGGGTAAGTGAGATAATTATAGCGTTTGACAAACAATTTAAAGAGATTGGAGACGGCGAGTGGAAAACTTGGACAAAGAAATTAACTGATATAAATAAGAAATATAGTAGTAAAGTTTTAATAAGTTTTATATTTGATAAAGAAAATATGCTAGGATATAAAGATTCACCAATCGACAAAGGTAAGGAAATTTTTTTGGAATTGTTTAAAAAAAGAGTTATAATATAAAAAAAGGAGAATGATTAATGAAATATAAATTAAGGAAAGAAATAAATTCTAAGTATTCTACAATAGAAACAATACTTACTAACCGCGGGATTCCTTTAAATGAAGTATCTCACTATCTTAATACTACTGATGCAGATATTAATGAACCTGAAGATCTAGGTGAAGACAACCTTAAGGCGGCTGCCGCATGTCTTGTAAATCATATATCTAAAGCAGATTCAATTTTATGCATCGTAGACTGCGATTGCGATGGTTTTACCTCTTCCGCGCTATTAATTAACTATTTACATGATTTATTCCCTTCATATATCGAGTCTGGAGGTTTAAAATGGTATGTTCACGATGATAAAACTCATGGTTTATCTGATTGTATGGGATATATTAATTTACATGATTTTAAATTAGTTATATGCCCAGACGCAGGAAGCAACGATATAGAATATCATAGGGAATTAAAAGAAAAAGGTATAGATGTTATAATTTTAGACCACCATTTGGCAGACAAGGTTAGTGAAGATGCTATTATAATCAATAACCAATTATGTGATTATTCTAATAAAGAATTGTCAGGTGTTGGAGTTACATGGCAATTTTGTAGATATTTAGATAAAAAATTAGATTATAATTGTGCAAATTGTTATCTAGATCTTGTTGCTCTTGGGCTAACGGCCGATATGATGAGTTTAACATCAATAGAAACTAAACATTTAATTCATAAAGGTTTTGAACCTGATAATATACATAATCCATATATTTATGAAATGTGGCAAAAGAATAAATTTAAGTTAGGTGACCATATTACTTCGATAGATGCAGCTTTCTATATAGTTCCTATGATTAATGCAGTTCAAAGAAGCGGAACAATAGAAGAAAAAGAATTATTATTTAAATCAATGCTTAAATATGAAGCTTTTGAAATGATAGATTCTACTAAGAGAGGGCATTCCGCAGGAGAACAAGAGAGATTAGTAGACCAAGCCGTTAGAATGTCTAATAATGTAAAAAACAGACAAACAAGAGTTCAAGATTCAAGTATGGAGACTTTAGAAGCAATAATTGAAGATCAAAATTTATTAGACCATAAAGTTATCTTACTATTGTTAGAACCAGGTGACGTAGATAAAAATGTAGCTGGGTTAATTGCTAATAAATTAGCTAATAAGTATCAAAGACCTTGTTGTATTTTAACTAAAACTGTAGAAATAGATCCTAATAAAATGACTATGGAACAGGATGAAGATAAAATTATAGTATCTTCAAAAGCAAGATATCTATATCAAGGTAGTGCAAGAGGTTATGAATTAACTGGTGTAACTAATTTTAAAGATATATGTGATGAATGCGGTGCGGAATGGACCGCGGGCCATCAAAATGCATTCGGGTTATGCATCGCAGAGGACAAGGTTGATGAATTTCTATCCAAGGCTGATAATTGTTTATCAAGCATTTCCGCAGAACCTATATATTATGTAGATTATATATATAATGGGGTTAATGTAAATCCGCAAGATATATTTACAATAGCAGAATTAACTAATCTATGGGGTAAAGATATGGATGAAGCGGAAATAGCTATTAAAGATTTAAAAGTTAGTAAAGATATGGTTCAGATATATAGAAAAACAAATAATACATTAAAAATAAGTTTACCTAATAAGATTAGCATAATGAAATTTAATGCAACAGATGAAGAATGTGAAAGATTAGAAAATCAATCTGGAGCTTATATTCAATTAGATGTAGTTGGCACTTGTAAAATAAATGAATTTAATGGATGTAGATTACCGCAAGTGTTTATAACAGATTATGAGATTACTGGAGAAGGTAAATATCTATTTTAGATTGGGGTGAATTTGGTCGAAGT